TCCTGTAAATGTTAATGTTTGGAAACTAGTCGGGAATATTTTATATGGATTTAATAAATCAGCCATTGTGGTAATATTAGGAGTTGTAACTCCTAATATTTGTAATGTTTGTGTTAAGTCTGTGCCGGTAATTTGTGTCATTGCGGCATACATAGCCTTTTGATCAACATCAGATACAACTAAATTAGGTGATGTTAAGTTAACTACTACATCTAAACTGACCCCTGCATTTGAAAATGCCAAAGATATTTCAGGAGTAAGTCCTCCTATTGATGCCAATTGTTGAACTAATGCTAACGGAGTTCCTAGTTCGGGTAAATTCTTAAGATTAATCAGTCCACCTAAGTTAGCAAGATCATTTCCCCATTGTGCTGTACATAAATTAACACTAGTAATGCCACCGCTAACCATATTATCGGCATTGGTATAAGTACCTGCTAGATAATTTTGACTGTTAACGGCTGAATTTACAAAACTATTTGTAATGCCATTATATCCAACTAGCGCGCCAAATCCTTGACAAAATATACTTAAATCTGTGCCTGCGCCAGTAGCATCTTGCCCCATGTAAGAGTAACCCGTTTCTAATAACAGATTTGAAAATGTTACATTGCCAGGATAAACTATATTACCTGTATGTGGGGGAATACTGTCGCCTAACGCAGCACATGTATTTGATCCTAGTGTATATAACTCTAATAGTATAGGTTGAGATAACTCTGGCACAATACTAGCTGCGGCTATGGCTTCACTTAACGCAACCATATAAGGCAAGTTCTTAAACGTATTGACACTGGATATAAATTCAGCATTAACACTTATACCTTGATTATCTAGTAATCCAGAGGTAACAGTTAATTGAAATGGAGTTAGTAAACTAGGTGCTTGTGCCATTATCCGATCCTAACATTAGGACTGGCATTAACTCTAGAGTGCCCACAACTGTCAACATCCGACGCACTTACAATAGGTTGCCCGCCTGCTCTAACCGAAGCAGATCCCGCTATTGTGCGGGCATTGGTATGAGGCGGTTTGTTGTTTGGATGCGGACTAACGCTAGCACCTGTAACTACAACGGGAATACCATTGACTCGCACAGAAGTGACTCCGCTCATAGGAACACCACCGCATGAGTTTGGGTCTGTCATTCTAACAACTCCACCTGCCATATATTATCCTAAAATAAGTTTCTTGCTTGGAACGTCAATTCCAGTAGTAACTTTAATGTATCGCTGTCTAACGCCGTCTTCAGTTTCGGCAAACATTGCGATGTGCTTAATATTTAGTGATACTTTTGTCCCTGGTTCTGAAGTAAAAATGCCTTGCATTAATGCCGGACCCTGTGGACTAGGTGCTACTGCTAATGGCTCTGTGATATAGATATAGTCAACATCTGAACTTAATACTTTTGTGACTATTTCTTCGCCTGATGCCATCTTAAATGTGTATACTTCGTTATCTTTAATTTCCATATTATCCTTTTAATTCTGTCCAAAATTCTTCTGGCTTACTGGCCAATCCTTGATACCCGCCCTGAATTAATGTTGTACCATTGAAAATCTGTGGTACACTACGCAATCCTTGCTCAACCAAATAGTCACGAGCTTCTGTACGAATACCTACATTTACTGTAGTATATTCAATACCTTTACTTTCTAATAATGCCTTGGCGCGATCACAAAACGGGCAATCGTCCTTGGTATAAACTGTTAACATATTATTCCTTATAACGTTGTATTTTAGCACAATATTTAGTACATTACTAGTAGCACTTGACATTTAATTCATTCTAAACTATACTATTTGTATTATAATCAATCGGAGTAATCATGGGCGGTAACGTATTTGCTGATAAAACAGCACCAATTCTTAGAGAAAATATCCTTCCTACACTAAAGGCATACTTTGCCGAGTTGGAGAATCTATTTCCACATCAAGTAATCTTTAATATGCATTATTTTGAAACTCTAGGCTCTGTTAACAAGAAGCCGGTGTCGGGTGATATTGATTTAGGCATCAATAATCATTATATTTTTGATGTACATACTGATAATTTAGCAAATGAATTAAAATCGTGGAATCTTACCGTTACTGAGTTTGAGGAAACATTTAATTTATTAAAGAGCCGATCAAGAACAGCATCGGATGATCAATTGTGTATGAAGGCATTTTTGCTAAATCTTGTACGTTATATTAACCTACATGCTCCTACAATACATTGTGATGAAAAGAAAGTAACAGACAGCAGCATTTTTGGATATTATCCACAAAAAGACTTGAATGGTAATGACACAGGTGAATGTGTTCAGATTGATTGGATGATTGGCGACCTAGACTGGCTGCGCTTTAGTTACTATTCAGCGGCGTACCCAGATGATTCTAATGTAAAAGGCCTACATCGCACACAGCTAATGTTATCTGCGTTTCAAGTTGCTGACTTGTCATTTAGTCATGGCATTGGCGTTAGAGATAAAACTACTAAAGAATGGTTAGCACGAAATCCAGTACAAGCATTGTCTATTCTTAATGAACGATTAGGCACTACGCTTACTACGGATATTGTCGCAGACTATTATGTTCTTGGTGAAACGCTGGCTAAACAATTAGATTCTGAAAAGTATAGTAAGATGCTTGACACATACTTTAAGATTTTAGATTCTACTAGAGCTGACATTCCTGATAATTTACAAGAGGAATGGATTGGTCGTAAAGATAGATTAGTATTATCAGGAAAGTTTTTACCAGAAAATTCTAAATTAAAGGTGTTGTCATGAGCGGAGTAGCAGGAGCAGAAAGAGTCAGAAGTCGTGAGGACTATGTCCAATTTGTCGGAGGTTATTCAAAACTTATTCATCAGTTTTGTGAAAATAATATATTATATTACACTGGCAGTTATGCCGCTGATAAGGATAAACAGACATTTGGTGATATAGATTTAATTGTAACTATTCCTACCGTGCTTACTAAGACAACTCTTAAAAAATCATTAGTTGAATTTTTCCACAACCAACCAGAAGATGTCATTGTACCCTTCAGCAATCCTAAATATTTAGGTCGTCGTACATACAACTCAGGTGAGATTGTAACTATAAGATACTATGATAAAGAATTAGGATATTCGGCACAGATTGATAGCATCATTGCTAGGGATTATGCCGAAGCTAATTTTAAAAGAAAATTTTTAAATATGCCTGCATCAATTCAAGGCCTAGTACTGGGATTGGTAAAAGTTGCTATATTAGAAAATTCCGCTGATAAACTATTTGATAGACTTGATATTTCTGACCCAGGTGTATTAGGTCAAGACCAAGAGTACGAATTTAATTTATCCAGCAATGAATTACAGTTAAGACGAGTACAATACGAGCCGGGAACATATAAACAAGTTAGTAGGGAAATAATATGGACTTCTACAGATTTCTTTCATGTCCATTCGTTGTTGGGAATGACGAGTTTTGATTTTAAATTTGTTGAATTAGTTTCAGCGATTAATAGTAGAGTTAAAAATCCGCGCAGTAGAGAACGGATTAAAGGTTTGTTTGCGTCTATGATTTCAGTTAAGTCTGGTGAAATAGGCACACAGAAAGGTGCTGAAAAAGAAAAGTCGTTGAAACTAGTTCAACAGACTTTCTAATTAATTATAAACTAGGCAACTCATCGTAGTCTAGTGTATCACTCATAACACCAATTACATAGTTTGTACTTTCAGTTTCTTGTAATGCCGATTGTTTATTGCTTACATTAACATGTTTGTTAAACCATGGGATTGGTGTAGTTCTTGGTGCTGATCCTTGATACTTGATACCAATTTCCTTTAGTGCTGCTACCGCAGTAAAGTCAACAAATTCTTTAAGAATATTAGCGTTAAGTCCAATGACTGGACCCTTGTTGAACAAGTAATCCGCCCATTCTTTTTCTTCACGAATAACATCTAGGTATATTTGATATACTTCGGCTTCGCATTCACCCTTGATACTGGCAAATCTGGAATCTTCCTTAACAACCTGATTGATAATCCAAGCTGTCCACTCTTTGTGTAAGATTTCGTCTTGTAAAATTAACCCGATAATATTACCATTGCCAATAAAGATACGATTCTCAACCATTGCTAAACTTGTGGCAAATGATACCATGAAACGGAATGCTTCAAGAGCGTAGCTAGCATGTAGTGCTAGCCAAATTGCCTTGATATGTTCACGCTCATCAACTGCATACCCATTATCATTTAGCTCTTTGCGACAATTTAATCTATGTAGATAGTCATAGTATTTTCCAATACTACTCGCCATACTAATAATTTCTTGTGTATCATGGATTGTGTTAAACACATCCTTTGGCACATTATAGATATTGCGAATAATATGACTATACGAACGACTATGGATATTTGTTTCAAAGAATCCCCAGTTATACATCAATGCTTCAAGTTCGGGAATAGAACATACAGGTGTAAACACTTGTGTGGGGCCGCGGCCTTGTACACTATCTAAGGCTGTTTGACGCAACAAGTTACTAGTGAAGATATGTTTAACAGTATCACTAGCGTCTTTAAAATCGCCTGCATCTTTTGTTAGGGAAATTTCTTCTGGAACCCAAAAGAATCCTCTAGCTTCAGCATCAAATTTTGTTAACTTATTATACTTTACTTCTTCAAACCGTTGTATAGTAACTGGACCAGCGGGATCTAGAAACATTTTACGACTAAGATAGTCTGTCTTGGTGCTTAAATTATATTGTTCTTTACTCATTAATATTTTCTTGATGCAAGTACTATCTTACAAATGTGCTCTAGTCGTTCAATGTGCTCATATGCTCGCCATGGGCTTGTGTCAACAGCAATAACGCCGTGTCTATCCATACCAATTATATTATATTTAATCTCACCTGTATCATCATTGAATCCAATATTCTTTATACAGGCGTCAGCCAAGTCTTGGGTGATGGGAGGTAATACACCAACGGTTGGACCAACTGAGGTATACCGACTTAGTTCTGGAAATTCATTGAGTAGATTCGGTAGGTCAATACCTGCGTACATTGCTGCTGTAGTATAGGTGGGATGAAAGTGCATAATTACACGCACTTCAGTATCAATATTTTTCTGTAAACCAAAGTGCATGGGTATTTCGCCACTAGGTTTCAAGTTGGTACTTATATCAGTATACGGCATATCTTCCCAACTATGCGAAAACTTCGCAGTACCAACTCCACTTTGAATATGCTGGTTAATTTTAATTTTCTTAAACTGATCAGGTTGAAGAGTTTGTTTACGAACTCCAGTTGGAGTAACATAAAAATGGTCTCTCCCATGATGGCGAATACTAACATTGCCATCCCGACTTGTAATCCAATTACGCTTGTAAGCATCTATCATAATATCACATATTGTTTCTAACATTATCTATCCTTAAAGTTTACAGGATTCGCATGATTCTTCATCATCAAAATCAATCTGTTCAAGTGCCATATCTGGAAGTGGCCCGTCTGACTTAGACTTTGATCCTTGCTTATTTATGAGACTATAATACAGAGTCTTTAAACCCCAGTAATGAGCCAACATTAAATTTTTAGCAATTAAGGTAGCAGGAACTTTACGTCCTTCGAAATGTGCTGGATTGTAAGCTGTATTTGTTGAAAGACTTTGATCAGCATAAGCACCGATAACTGCTGCTGTTTTCAAATAACCAACGCAGTCTTTTTGATCCCACATTAACTGATACTTAGTTTTAAGTCTATTGTATTCAGGTACTACTTGAATTAAACTTCCTGCTTTACTTTCTTTGACAGTAATCAAACTCATTGGCATTTCGATGCCATTTGTACTGTTAATAACGACGGAACTACTTTCAACAGGAGCCACTGCCATTAGTGTAGCATTACGCACACCGTATTGTTTCATGTTGGTGCGTAATGTTTCCCAATCTAATTCAGGAGTGAAATCTGTTAAATCATTAACACCATTAGCACGAAGTTCCCATGGAAATATACCTTGTCCATATCGTGTTTTACTACTGTGTGTACATGCACCACGCTCTTTGGCTAGTTCAACAGTAGCTTCTGTTAGATAAAATGCTTGGTGTTCCATCCATGTTTTAACTTCTTGTAACGCATCAGCATCGCCATATTTCAATCCGCGTTTAGCATGCCAGTATGCAAGATTAGTAATACCAATACCTAGTGGCTGTATCTCGTCATTGCTTAGTTTACTTTGTATGCTTAGAAAATCTTGATAGTCAAGAATGTTACATAGACTACGCTGTAGTATGCGAGCAGCACGGCGCATATCTTCTGGATTACGGAAAGCACCCCAGTTAAGACTACCAAGAGTACATAATGCAATTCTACCTTCCTCATCATCTAATCTAGCAAATGATAGAGTTGGTAATAAAATCTCCATGCAAAGATTGCTTTGATATATGGTATGAAATTCAGGATCAAATGGACCTTGATTCTGAACATTGTCAGTGAACATAAGATAGATACGACCCGTATCTGTGCGTTCTTTTAATATGCCGCCCTTAAATACATCTTCAGCAGCCATAGTTTTAG